ATGATATATAAAATAAAAGACAAAATAAAAGACAAAATAAAAGAAATTCAAAAAATAAGAAAAACAAAAAAACAGATAAAAGAAAAACAAGATTATTATAGGAGGTATTTTTAATATGAATTATTATAAACAAATAAAACCATTTACAAATGGCATAAAATTTAATGGTATATTTTATATAGAAGATTTTGGCAAAGATACCATAAAACTAATATCAAAAGAAACAAATTTGACATTAGGAATAACAGATAAAATATCTTTACAATTATTTGAAAAAGTGATAATATAAATAAAAAGGAGTGAATAAACAATGGATTTTGGAAAAGCAATACAATTATTAAAAGAAGGGAAAAAAGTTCAAAGACAAGGTTGGAATGGTAAAAATCAATATATAGAATTAGCAACAAATATAAGTTATATAAATGCACATGGTAATTTAATAAATGTAAACCATGACGCTATAGGTAATAATGCAATAGCATTTGTAGGAACATCAGGTATACAATTGGGTTGGTTAGCAAGTCAAGCTGATATGCTAGCAGATGATTGGAAAGAAATTTTTTAATATAAAAGGAAGTGATTATTATGACAAATTTACCTATTACAGGAATATTTAATGTAACCTGTGAATATGGAAGAAAAGGAAAATGGGCTTGCGGTCATCATACTGGAATAGATTTAACTTGTGATAATGATAAAATTTATTCAAGTTGTGACGGAACAGTTGTAAGAACAGGATATGATAAAAGTTATGGTAATTTTATTGTAGTAAAAAATAATACTGATAATACATTTCATTGGTTTTGTCATTTATCAAAAATACTAGTAAAAAATGGCAATGTAAATAGAAAAACAATAATAGGAATTATGGGAAACACAGGAAATTCAACAGGAAAACATTTACATTTTGAAATAAGAAAAGTTAGTAATAAATATGGAGATAATATAAACCCATGCTATTGGTTAGGTATTAAAAATAAAGTACAATATGGATTAAATAGTAATAATTATGAAATGAATAACGATGCAAAAACATTAAATGTTGGAGATATAAAAAAATTAGGTATAAAAACTAATATTAGAGAATATCCAAATTTAACAGGAAAACCACATTTATATATACCTAATACAACAGTAGAAATTCTAGAAACAAATGTTGCATATAGTGATGGTTATATATGGGACAAAGTTGTGGTAAAGGCTAATGGTAGAACAGGATATATTGCAAGAACATGTCAAAGGTATCAATAAAATATGGCAACAGTAACAATAAACAATAGCCCAGTTCATAGTGACAGTATAATTACATATCCATATGGAATAGCTGATAGCGGTTATACATGCGGTTGGCATACAGGGGTAGATTTTGCACCATATGGTTCAACAGAAAATAACCCTATATTATATCCAGTAAAAAAAGGTGTTGTTGTATATATAAATACAACAACAACCCCAGCATTAGGAGTTCAAGCCCAAATACTTGATGAAGATGGACACTATTGGAGATATTGTCATATGGTAGCTGGGAGTTTACAAGTAAGTGTAGGGCAAAAAGTAGATTTGAATACACCAATAGGACGAATGGGAGCGACTGGAAATGTAACAGGAAGACATTTGCACTTAGAATGCTCAAAAAGTCAAAGTTGGCAATGTTCAACATTTATAAATCCTTGTAATATTTTAGGAATTCCAAATGTAGACAACACAATTATAAAATATGATGGTTCTGTTACACCTCCAGAACCACCAGAACCACCTACACCAGTACAATTTAAACAAAATAAATTCAATTGGGTATTATATGCAAATAAATTAAGAAAAAAAAGAATATAATTTTATTATCTTCTTTTTTATTGACAAATAAAAATTTTTGTGCTAAATTAAAATTAAAATACAGATGAAAAGGGAGGTGTAAAAATGGATATTAATAAGTTAATAGAAACACTAAACTTTTCAAATTACTTTTGGCAAATATTTACACCAGTTTTGTTTTCATTTATAGATATAATATCGGGATATATTCAAGCAGTAATAAATCATGATGTAGATAGCTCAATAATGCGCCAAGGATTATTACATAAAATATTAATAATTTTAGTAATAATTATGTCATGTGTTCTTGATGTAACTTTTAGTTTATCTATAATATCTAAGTTTATTTCAATTTATATAATAGTAATGGAATCAACTTCTATTTTAGAAAATTTAAATAAAGCTGGTTTAGATTTTGGAAAAGTAACAGATATTTTGAAAAGGAAGGAGTAAAAATTATGAAATTAAGCAAAGATGAATTAAAGCAAAAAATTAATGATTTATCAGTTGATGATGATGTAAAAATTACATTATTAGAAGATGTTGAAGATAGTTTTGAAACAACAGAAGATAATGGCGAAGAACTTACAGAATTACAAACTAAATATGATGAATTAAAAGAAAAATACAAAAACAGATTTTTAACTGGTAAAGATGAGAAAAAAGACGAGGTAGAAAAAAAAGAAGACGGACTTGATGAACAAGAAATTGTAGAAGAAAAAGATATATTTAAAGAGGAGGAAGATTAAAATGGCTACAAAAAGAACATTAGCTACAAAAGAAAGTAGCAAATTATTAAATTTTATGGCAAATACAGACCCGGTTTTAAGAGAAGCAATAGATTTGCCACAACAAGGCGCTGATATACCAGAAATTGGTAAAATTATAATGTCTAACACTAGATATAAAAACGCATTTATAAACGCAGTCAATGTAATAGCTTTGACTTTAATTATAGATGACGCATGGGCGAACCCATGGGAAGATTTTACAAACCAAGGTCAAATAAGATATGGGCAAAGTGTTCGTGAAATGATTTTAGACTTAGTTGATGCTGAAGATTACAATGAAAATATGAATAATCCTACACATTTTCTAGAAACAGTAGTTCCAAATGTGTTAAATTATATGCATGAAATTAATTTCCAAAAATTCTATAAAAGTACAGTAAACGACCAAGAAATAGCGCTAGCATTCTATGATAGTACAGGAATATTTGATTTTATACAAGCTGTTTATAATAATTTAAGAAAATCTTATGTATACGATAGATACATTGTTGATAAATACCAAATACAAAGAAGATTAGTTGATGGAACTATTCCAAGTAAAGAAATACCAAATTTCGATACAAATACTGTAAGAGAAAATGTTTCAATTATGAAAGAATACTCTAATAATATGACTTTCTTATCTCCAAATTATAACCCTGCTGGTTTAAGACTTGCTACACCATTTGATAAACAAAGAACAATAATAAGCACAGGATTAGAAGCTAAAATTTCAACAGAAGTTTTAGCAACATCATATTTTAGAAATGACGCAGAATTAAAAACAAAATTGGCATTAATTGATGGATTTGCTGAAAATGACTGGTCTAGACTTGCAAAATTATTAAAAGACCAATATAAACCATTTACAGAAAAAGAAATTGAAAGATTGCAAAGTGTAGTTAGTCTTATAATTTCAGATAATTTCTTTAAAGATTATTATTACGCTTTAGATGGTCAAGCAGATACAATAAACACAGATTTTAAAAATCCTGAAACATTATCAAGAACAATGTGGCTTCATGCATGGAGAATATTCTCAACATCTCCATTTGAACAATGTCTAGCATTTACAAAAGATACTAACAGTGTAACAAGTGTAACAGTAAGCCCAGCAACAGCAACCATAACAAAAGGTCAAACTTTACAATTAAAGGCAATTGTAGAAGTAACAGGTATTACTAATAAATCAGTAGCATGGAGTATTGACGAAGATAGTGCTAGTAAAAATGTTACTATAAACCAAGACGGAGTATTAAAAGTAGCAAGTACATCAGAAGCTACATCAGTAACAGTAACAGCTACATCAGTATTTGACAAGACAAAAACAGGAACAGCTACTATAACAGTTGCAAGTGGTTCTTAATTTAAGGGTAGCTTGAAATAAGCTACCTTAATTTTTATTAAAAGGAGAGAAAAAGTTTATGCAAACACGATTGATAAATAGCCAATTAACCAATTATAAAACATATTTAATGACCAGACGCCAGCTTTTATCTCTAGCAGAAAATGTTTTTTCATTAAAAAGATTACCAACTTTTATTGATGTTTCATATGTTAATATGCAACTTGTAAATGTAGGAAGTATAGCATTTTTTAAAGACGAAGTATTAGGTTTATTAGCTTTGCCTTATGTGAATATAGGAAAACTTGATGTTTACGGTAGACCAACAAAAATTCGTGTTTATTCTAATACAAATTATAGTAAAGAATTATCACAAGGCGAGTTTGTCATAATGTATGACAATAATGGACACTATCCTTTATTGTATGATATTTTACAATATAGTGAAAGGTTAGCACTTTGCATAAGGACTAGTGATATAAATATATCACAACAAAAAACCCCAAGAATATGGAAAACAACAAATAATAAAGTAAAATCAACTAGTGATATTATTAATAATGTAGATAGTTGTGCTGAAACTGTTATCGGTTATGATAGTCTTTTAATTGATGATATTAATGCAATTTTACAACCAGCCCCATTTGTAGCTGATAAAATAGATGACCATCAGGAAAAAATATGGAATGAATTTTTAAGATTAATTGGTATTTCCAACTTACAATATCAGAAAAAAGAAAGAAATATAACTGATGAAATTACAGCAATGCAAGGCGGAACAATAGCAAGTAGGTTTAGTAGATTTGAACCTAGACAAAGAGCAATAAAAGAAATCAATGAAAAATTCGGTTATGATATAGAAGTAGAATATTATGACGGTTTACCAACCTCAAATGAAAAAGTAGAAGATGAATTGGAAGAAGGTGTTGAATAATGATATATCCATTTTTTAATTATATTTTTGCTAGTCCTTTATTTGTTCCAACAGATAATAGACCCCCAACTATATATGATATATTAAATGCTATGGCTAATTTTGACAAACCAGAAAATGAACAAATAAAAGTATCACAATTAGCCGAACAAATGCATACAAGAGTATTTGATTTCAATTATCCTCTTTCAACTAAAATAAATAGAAATAAATTTGAAATAATGATATTAAATAAATTCTTAATGCGTAGAATTGGATTTGAAACATTTACAGCATTTAAAATACAATTAAATGTAAAATTAAATGAAATTATGCCAAAATATAATAAATTATTTGACGCATTAGAAAATTGGGATATATTCAATGATGGCGAAGTTACAGCAAGAAAAGGCGAAGATACTTCACAAATACAAAATAAAAATGAATTAACAAATACTTCTACAAATAATACAGAAAATGTTAGTGATAGAAGATATAGTGATACACCTCAAAATCAATTGCAAAATCTTCGTGACGGTAGTTATGTAACAAAATATAATTATGATACAGACACAGCAAAATCAAATGATAATTCAAATTCGCAAGGTAAATCAAATACTGATTCAAATAATAAATATTGGGAAGAAATATCAAGAAGCCCAGCAGATAAAATAAAAATTTATCAAGAAATGCAAGATAATATAAATAGTATTTATACATTAATTTATAATGACTTAGAAGATTTATTTTATTCTTTGCTATAGAAAGGAGAAAATTATGTTAAAAACTTATACACCTATACCATTATATTTTGGTTGTGCAAATAGCAATTTTCCATTTATTGAAGAAACTTTCGATAGTTTAACAGCTTATAAAATGTTGTGTAAAATTGCTGGTGTAGTTAATACAATTCAAGAATATTTGAAAGATTTAAACTTTGAACAATATATTGAATATGTTGATACACAAATAGCAAATTTAAAAGCTTATGTTGATAGTCAAGATAGTGAATTGACAAATTATATAAATGAACAAGTTGAAATAGCTAAACAATATACTGACGAAGAAATTGCAAAATTAAATTTACAATTAATAAATTATATTAATAGTTCTATTCAAAATTTAAAAAATTATTCAGATAATCAAGATACTATATTAAAAAATTATATAGATGAGGAAATTGTTAAAATTGAAAAAGAAATTGAACAAATAGCTACAAAAGGAATTAAAGTATATAACCCAACAACTGGACAATATGATTTTTTACAAAATACAATAAATGATTTATATACATATTTAAGATATTATGGAATTACTACAAATGATTTTGACGCATTAGGATTAACAGCACAAATTTATGATAACAAATTAATTACAGCAAGAGAATTTGACTTATATAGTAAACAAATTTTAACAATAAACTGGTGCTGTAAAATGTATTCGCCATTAACAGGAGAAATTGAACCAATAAGCCAAGTAGTAAATGAATTAGCAAGCCTTCATAAAACTGAAATAACTGCACAAGAATTTGACAATTTGGACTTGACAGCACAAGCATTTGATGATAAAAATATAAGTGCATACGATTTTGACTGGAATGGAAAAAACTTATTAAAAACTGCATAATAAAATTTTTTATGAAAGGAGTGTGTAAAAATGGCTTATTCTAATTCAACCACAAATTATAATTTACCTCAATATGCACCAACTGACAAGCCTAAATATTTAAGTGATTTTAATAATGCTATGGAAACAATTGACACATCTATAAAATCAGTATCAAATGTTGCAAATGGAGCAGAAAATTCAATTGAAGAACTTAACACTAAAATAACATCAGTTGAAAATACTGCTAATACTGCTAAAAGTACAGCTGACACAGCAAATACAAATGCAACAAATGCTAAAGCAACAGCAAATACAGCAAATACAAATGCCTCAAGTGCTAAAACAACTGCTGACAATGCACTGAATAAAGCAACTATAAATCATAATATTTTAGCAAGTTTCTTTGATGGATTTACAAACATTGACAATTGGAGTCCAACAAATACAAAAAATAAAATAAAATAAAATAAAAGAAAGAAGGAATAAATTATGAGTTCAACAAACACAACACCAAATTTTGGTTTACCTCAATATATACCAACAGATAAACCAACTTATCTAGGAGATTTTAATAAAGCTATGCTTGATATTGATACTAATATGAAAAGTATTGAAAACAAAGCACAAAGTGCTGAAAGCGGGGTTGAAACTGCAAATTCAAATGCTACACAAGCATTAAATACTGCAAATACAGCAAGGGAAACAGCCCAAACAGCACAGGCAACTGCAACAGAAGCACAAACTAAAGCTAGTCAAGCTCAAACTACAGCTAGTCAAGCTCAAACTACAGCTAGTCAAGCTCAAACTACAGCTAGTCAAAATGCTACAAATATTAATTCTATAAAAACATGGGAAAATTATGGAAATGTTTTAACTGTCCCTACTACAGGAAGTTCTAACGACGGCTTAAATGTAAAATACAATTCTTCATTGCAATTATTAAATTTATGGGGTTATAACCATTTTTCACCTGTTATCGAATCAAATGCAAAAATAGGTCAACTTCCAGAAAGTTTCCCTAAACCTATTAAAAATAGGTCAATAGCAAATGCTGGTGTTTTAATTACAGGAAGCGGAAACCAATATCCATTAGAACTAAAAATTGATACAACAGGAGCTATTTATAATAATACAAAATATACAATGGAATATTGCAATATTAATACTTTACTTATTACTTCTGACTGGTTTAGTGAATAAAAGAAAGGCTTTAGCCTTTCTTTTTTAAATTATTGAATTATCTAAACTATAATTTCCAATATTGTCGTGATTATGCCATATTGTCACACCTTTTCGGCAAGCATTATTTATTTCTTCCATATAAGAAGTTGGCACAGAACCAAATCCAATACTTTCACTCGAACCGATTTCGATATAATTCCAATTTTTTCTTCCTACTATATTAGGCAAAGTTAAACTATTTATTTTATAACCAAACCTTGTGAAATAGTCGTCAATAATTTTCATATATTCCGGTTTACAATGAAAATTATAAAAATTAAAAGTATTATTTTTTGCTGAATAATTAACATCGCCAGTATTTTGACCACCTTCTATTGAAGGCATTAGACTAGCTTGATAAAATTGTCCTATTAAACTTGCAATATTACCAGCTACTGTTGGAATATTTCCTGTAGCAATTCCGACCCCAGTTGATACTAATTGCGTACCAATATTGACAGCATTTTGTGTCAACCAATTTGTAAATGCGTCAGTTGCCCAAGAACATGTTGGGTATTTTGCAAGAGGTATTGACTCATCGTTATTATAATCAACTTTTTTGTAGTTTCTAGGAACTAGTCTACCAGAACAGCCTATTGAAAGTGCTATTTGTATGTCAAAATGTATAGGATTTTCATAAAAATCTTCATATTTATAAATAATTTGATTACCTATATTATTAGTTACTAATAAATAATTATATGGATACACATAGCATTTATTATTTTTTGGTTTATAATCTTCAAAGCTATATGGTTTAGCAATATCAAAATCAATATGAACTGCATTTTTTATAGCACTATTATATGGAATCTGGCTTGTATCTAATACATAAGTTCCGTCATATCCGTCTAATTTTCTTATACCTATGCTATCTATTAGTTCTGCTGGTGCTATAAATAATGCTAATATACTTTCTATTTTATTTGCTTTATTAATTTCATTTAAAACTTTTTCAAGTGCTACAATTGCTACATTTGAAGCTTCAAATATATACACCATATATCCAAATAAATTTCCATTAATTTGTTCAACACCTACAAAATCATCATTTGTAATTATATTATATGTTGACATTAAACAAAAATAATAATCCTCAGATAAACCATTGTATGTATTCCAATTTCCCAATTCAATTTCGCCAACATCTAAGTTTTCTGGTATTGTATGTTTTCCAATAGTATCATCATTTACATGTTGTCTATTTATATAACATGGTTTCTTTTGCCAATAATCAAACCAAGTTGACCAACTATCAATTTTATAAATAATTTCTGTATTATTATCGCCTTTGTATACAATATCTTCAATAAAAGCAAAAAACCATTTGTTTGAATAATCTTTATTTTGAAATGCTATATAATTAGCTTGTAAGCATTGGTCATAAGTAAAATTAGAATATATATTATTATTATTTTGTCTAATAAAACTATAATCATCTTGTATAGCAATTGCATTTTTTCTACATAATTCTAGCATTTCACTTTCACTATATGAAAGTACATTTATATAATTTTTGTCTAATTTAATATTTTTTACTAAAATAATTTCACTATTTAATTTTGCCATTTAAAACATTCCTTTCATTATTTTTTAATTTTTCTAAAATTTCAATAGCTGTTTCAAGAGCTATTACTTTTTGTTTGGTATCTTTAATATATATTAATGTTATGTCATTTTCAACTAACTTTTTTAATTCTTTTAATAAATCTTGTAAATATTCTAACATCAAAATCACTTCCTTATAATAAAATCAATAGCTTGTTTAAAATCTGTGCCAGTCATGTCACTTGCATAAAAAATCATGCTTTCTCTAAATGTATTTAATATATTTTGTATTTTACTATTGTTTAAAGTAATTTTATATATATCTTTTTGCCATAACTGATTCAAACATACTACATCAGAAAAAACTAACATATTTTCCGAAAATTCTTTGTAATATGGATATATAAACCAGCAAATTTCATTTGTTATATTATTCTTTAATAATTCGCCCAAAAATTTAAACCCTTTATATAAAAAACCAATTCTAAATAACATTTTATATTCTTTATATGATAATGGTAAAATAGGTTGTTTGTCAACTTGCCATTCTCCAGAGTCAATCATTTGTTTTGCTGAACCTATAGCCATGGTTTTTCCACCACTAGATTTACAATATTCTATAGCAATTTTTACATCATTTTCCTCGTTATGTATAATTTTTGTTTTTATTTCGCCTTGTTTTTGTTTTTTCATTATTGTCATCAAGCCCCAGTCGTTTAAATAAGGACAAATTTTGCTTACAGTATTTCCAACTAGCCATAATTTAACACGCCCCTGTTTTCTGTCAACAGTACTATAAAATGTCATTAATTTATTAGGTTCATTAGCTAAATAAATACCTCTTGACATAAATTCTTCAAAAATTATATTATCAACATCTAGAAAACTACCACTAGAAAATCTTTGTTCTAACGATAATGGAATAGCATAACCTATTTTTTCGCCCCTTTTTTCTTTGAAATCTTCATTAATTTTGGAAAAATATATTTCATTTGAATATTTTGTAACACTATTATATACACCATTTGTTATTCTTTCAATATCACAGTCTGCAAAATATTGTGATACCCATGTTTTTGTTAAATCTTCACGAAATCTACGTTGTAATATAAATCGTCTTTTATTTTCGATATAAGGATTTAAAGCTTTTTTATGTTTTACCTGATAACTTTTTCCATTTGATTTTTCTCCATATATAAGATTATAGTTAGCATTTTCTTTATCAATATTATCAATATTATAATGAACTTGTTTAGCTCCCATTATTAATCCTCCATATATAATTTTGCAATTTCTTTTTGGATTTCTTCTTTTACCTTTTCAAGGTTTTCTTCACTTGTTGTTCCTAAAATTATATTTGTTCTTTCAACATTTAATTTTTTACAAATTCCCGAAATTGTAATTTTACTAAAATTTCTAATAAATTTATGATTTTTTTCTTTTCTGGTCATTATTTTCACTCCTTATATATTGCCCTTTTACTACTTTCATCACTTATTAAATTTGCATATTCTTCACTTTTTCCTAGTTCATAAGTAGTTGGAATTAAACAACAGGCATATTTATCATTAACAATTTGTTCAATTCCTTTATAATCTACTAATTTAAAACTTTCCATATTATCGTTATAAACTAGTAAATTTTTATTTGTATATTTATAATCAAATATAAAATTGTCTTTAAAATCTTCTAATTTCTTAAGTGCTTTTGCACCTTGTTTAGGTACTCCAGCAACTGTAATTTCTAATATTAATGCTTTATCATTTTCTATTTTTAATACATTTGTATTATCTTTTATTTTTTCTTTATCAATATATTTTGTATAAGCATATTTTTTAGCCCCTTGAGTTATAAAACTTTCATAAAATCCGTCAAAATCAAATAAACCAATTGTATGCTTAATACCTTTACTATCAGTTGGTGTAAATTTATTTATATCAATTTCTAAATCTTTACTAACTTGTTTTATTTTTTCTATTACTTTTTTATTGTAATTATCAATTTTAGTTTTGTCAAATCCTTCTAATAATTTAATGCTATCTGTATCACAATAGCAACAATATTTATCCTGTTCAATAATATTTGTAAGTAAATTATATCTAGCCCAAGCAGTAACCCAAACACCATATGCGAAGCTTAAGAACCCTTGTTTTTTTTCTTTTTCTAGACTGTCAATAATTTCTTGATTTTCAATAGGTATCTCTTCCCAGCCTGTATCATTGTCAAAAATTACAGCGTCTTTTATATTATTAGTTACTGCCATTCCATATAAAGAATTGAATTTTGCTTTTTCAAGTGCATATTCAACTTTTTTATCTTCTATATTTTTATATTTTGTTTTATTTATATATTTTTCCAAAATAAATTCTATAAAATCTTTAGGTAGATAATCATATTTACTGTAATAACTTTCTAATATTTCATATTGACAATTATAGGTATGTAATATAAAATAAAAATCAATATCAGTTAAAACAATTTCTAATTCTTCTGCATAAATAATTCGTCCATTATCATATTTGCCATTTTTTATTCTAATACATTTACTTTGTGAAATAAAATTATTATAATATTTACATTTAATATTGTAAAATCTTACTTTTAATAAATATGCAAATGATTTTAACATTTGATTTCTGTTTGTAATTTTACAAGGTTTAAATTCTTTACTTGGAAATTTATGTGTTACCATTACATATGGATATGAACTTGTAAAATCATAACTTGTTATATTATGTAATACTTCATTTGCATAAATCCAATTTGCGTGAGTATAACCACCAGCAAATGCTTGAACTAACAAATTGTAAATATGTCCATCAACATTTATTGCTTTTCTTACTTTATTTTTATAATTCCAATTTTTACTAATTCTTTCCTTCAATTCTCTTCTTACATGTCCTGTTGATGTTAATGGTATATTTTTTACTGTTCCATATTCTAATAATTCTTTTTGTATATATTTATAAACAACCAAGCAATCATTTTCACAATATTTCAACTCTTTTTTTGTTAATTCTGTTTTACTATGTCTGATTTTATTATAGTCTAAATCTCCAACCATTTTTTCAACATCTAAATTATAAACATCAGGCAACTTTTTTAATGGCAAATTTGTCATATAATAACTACATCTAAATTCTATATTAAAATCTATCAATTCGCATTTCATTACTTTATGACTTTTTCTAGCCATAACATTCTTGAATTTGAATATATTTCTTAAAAATTGAAATTCAAATGATAAATTATGTACAAATACAAATTTTTTCTTATCAGTTCCAAACCATTCTAATCTTTGTAGAAATAAGTATAATTCACGCCATGTTCTACCGTAATATATTTCATCATTTACCCCAAATTGCCATATGTACATTGTTGCCATTGCATTTACATTTTCTTTATCTTGTTTATTTAACTTTAAATATTCTTTTGTATTTAATTGTTTACCATTTAATATTAAATATGATGTTGTTTCAATATCAAATGTATATATAGTATTATCATATTGTTTTCGCTGTCCTTTTATATCTACCAAATGCCCTTCATATTCTATCCATTTCTTCATAATATAACTACTCCATAATATAATTATAAAGTCCTTGTAAATCTTCTTTTAATAATTCGTCTACTTGATTTGAATTAGCCATTGAAACAAGTTCTTCCTTGAATTGTTTAAAACTATAATTTTCTGCAACGCTTTCTCTTGCTATATCCCAAAAATCACTGTCAAAATATTGATAAATCCAAGTGTATGTTTTAGTAGATTGATAATAAACATTGGCTTGTGATATATTTATTGGTTTTAAAGTGTCTTTTTCTAACTGTTTTACATATTTATTAATTTGTCTCTTTGTTGAAATTGTTTCATCAGATAAAAAATTTTTAGTTGCTTTTATAATTGCTTTCATTTGTGTTTCATCAAAATCTCTTCTTACAGCTACTCTGCCTTTACTTGTTAATGCGTTTAGTGTGTCACTATCCAAATAATCATATAACTGTTTTACACCAAAAGAACCTGTTTGACCTGTTAATCTTTCAAGTCTTAAAATTCTTTGATTAGCCTTTTTAGCTAATTTCTTTAAATCATTATATAAGGACACCGAATTATTATTCGATGTCCTTTCATTTTTTTGTGTTGCCAATTAAATCACTCCTACAATTAAAATGGTAGTTCATCGTATTCTTCTATTTCCATTTTATTTGTTTTTTCTTCTTTCTTCTTTCCTATTATTGGTTGTGCTTTATATGTTTTTCCTTTTTTTGTTTTTATTTCAACTATTCTTACTTGTTCTACTTCTCCGAAATAATCTTCTATACTTTCATGGAATATTTCACTACCTGTTGAAACGAAACCATATTCGTCCGTATCATAATAGCCAATTTCAAATTCTTTTTCATCTGTTGTAATTTTACATCTGGAATATCCTAGTACTGTCATTACTTTTCCAACAAATTCTTTTATTGATATTGCTGTAATATCTCCTTTTTTTGCCATTTTTTCAAATAGATTTGAGTCACATGTTCCTACTTTCTCCAATACTTCTACTTCATACTTTTTGTTTTCTGCCATTTTCTTTTCCTCTTTCTTGCTATTAGGTTGCAAACCATAAATTTTTAGCTTTCATAAGATATAGCTATAACTTTCAATACTTATGTATTGGCGTTTTCACTAGGACGGCTAATCGCTTAAAGCCAAAATACAATATATGTATTAGTATGTTTCCCAACCCCTTCTCCTTATTCTACTTTGTAGTTAGTAGCTAACTGCTTAAAGAAAATATTAATACTTTTGTCGAACAGCAAGCCTAATCACTTGCCAGAGAATTGAAACCCTCATTATTACTCAACCTACTTGAATAATCTTTTTCGGAACTCTTGTAATTAACTACTTGTCACTCTGTTATCCTTTCGACACTGCTAGTATATAACAAAATGTATATATTGTCAAGTACTTTTGACAAAATTTTTATACTTTTTGTATTTACATTTATTGACATAATATTCTATCAACGACTGTTTGTGTTAGAGTACAGGTGTTTGCTACATTGTACAAATGTTTGGGGAACATAATAAGTTTATATAATGCTTTCTT